ACACGTTCCAATCCAGAACAGGTGGTTTAAAATCTGGAACTTTATCAATAGATTTTCAGCAAGATTTCGCAGCTTCCGAAGTGGACGCAACATTGTTCCCATTACTAGGTACAACAACAGCATTTGTTGTTAAACCTACAAGTGGATCAGTTAGTGCAACAAACCCTAGTTATTCTGGTAACGTGCTTGTAAACCAACACATACCGATTGCTAACGCAGTAGGCGAACTTGCAACTATGTCCGTTACGTTCCCAACTTCTGGAACAATTACAAGAGCAACTTCCTAATGGGTAATATGATCGTCGTTATGAACGACGGTACAAAGTTAGAAGTCAAAATAAAACCCGGCGATATAGTCAAATTTGAAAGAAAGTTTGACGTAGCAGTATCTAAGTTACAAGAAGAACAACGATACGAGTGGTTATTATATTTGGCGTGGCTTGGTGCTAAACGTAACGGCGTGACTGATGATTACGATACTTGGATAGATCAAGTAGATGATTTAGATATATCCGGGGCAAGTGATAACCCAAAAGTATAACTGGATTTATTGACCTTATAGCTTTAATTAGTTTAGAGGTAGGTATAAGTCCAAATGAGGTTTTAGAACTTGATATGGATATGTTTGACGCATTGTTAAAGGTTATAAACAAAAAGTACGATAATTAATATGGCTAGAGCAGCAAAATTTACAGATATTGCTATTGACAATAGCGAGATTATTAAAATGAAAAAAGATTTGGCTAAATATGCTAATAAAGACGTACTTAAAGTTGTATCTAAGTTTCATAGAGAAATAGCAAAAGAATTATTATCAGACATAAGACCATTAGCACGTAAGCAACAAGTACCATTGGCTAACAAGTCAGCAATGGGTTTCACAGCTAGTGGTACTAGAACAGAAGCAAAGATAAACGTAAAAACAAGTGATAGATACCCAACAGCAATATCACTAGAACGTGGTCGTAGATTTCAATATGTACCAGTTCGTGGAAGTGGAAAGACTAGAGCAATATCATCACAACAAGTTGGTAATTTAAAATATTCAAGACCGGGTGCTAAGTTTCCATATAGAAAATGGACTGGAAACCAACACGACAACGGCGACAGTACGTTTTATAAAGCAGGTAAAAGTGGTTATGTTGCAGGTAAAACAATACAACGTAATCAAAACAGAATATTAGAAACGTATAGCGATAGGTTATTTGACGCATTAGTTAAAGGAATTAAATAGTGGCAAGAGAACAAAAATTATCAATAGCAATAATTGGTAAAACTAAAGCATTTACTGATGATCTAACAAAAGTACAAAAACGTTTACAAGGTCTAGGTAGTTTTGCAGGTAAAGCTGGTAAAGCTATTGGTACAGGTTTAGGTATTGCAACGGTAGCTGGTGCAGCTTTAGGTAAAGAATTAGTAGATTTAGGTTCAGACGCTAACGAAGCACGATCTGCATTTGAAACTACATTTGGCGAAGCAATGCCAAAACTATCTGGTTTTGTTGATGAGTTTGCAAATAAAGCAGGTTTAGCAGCATTTGAATTAGAGGGATTACTTACACAATCTGGTGCAGTCTTACAAGGTATTGAATTTACAGCAGACGGATCAGCAGACTTATCACAAAAACTAGCAGCACTTGCCGGGGACGTAGCTTCATTTAGTAACGTACAAGGTGGTGCAGAACCAGTTATGCAGGCATTTACCAAAGCGTTATTAGGCGAAAGAGAGAGTTTGAAAACCTACGGTATCGCCATAATGGAAGCCGACGTACAACAAAAAGCATTTACTATGACTGGTAAAACAGCTGCTAGTGAATTAACTAAACAAGAAAAAGCATTAGCAACGTATGAATTATTGTTAGAGAAAACAACAGTACAGCAGGGCGACTTAAACAGAACACAAGAAAGTTTTGCTAACAGATCAAGGGAAGCTAAAGCAAAACTTAAAGAACTTAAAGTTACTATGGGTGCTGAATTATTACCTATTGCTGAACAGTTGCTACCAGTAATAATGGATTTAGTGCAAGAGATTGGGCCAGAATTAGTAGAAGCTGTAAAAGCAGTAGCACCATTTCTAAGTGCAGTTGGTTCACTATTTAGTGCAATAGCACCACCAATAATAACGATTGTTACATTGTTACTTAATCTACTAGCACCAGCGTTTCAGAAGTTTACAGAAATTGTAGATAAATTTTTAAAACCATTTTTGGAAAATTTACCTAAGAATTTTGAAAATATGATTAATAGAGTTATTAACAGTATGAACAGTTTTATTAGAACAATTAATGGATTTGTTGATAAGGTTAGTGGTGTATTAGGTAAGATCGGTATAAACATTGATCTACCTAAACTACGTGAATTTGGTAACGTATCATTTGGATTAGCAGAACAAAAAGTAGCTTCACTAACAGCACCGGCAGTTAAATCGCCGGGGGACACAGTTAGCAGTTTACTTGCAGGTCAACAACAAATGCAAAAACAAGTTGGACAAGCTGTTATGAATAACACCTTTAATATAAGTACCAATACAGGTAATCCACAAGAGGTTGCACAAAAAACAGTTGAAGCATTACGCCAATACAATAGAACTTCTGGTGCATTAAATAGAGTTCTAACCATAGAATAATGGCAGCACCAACAGTACGTGTTCGCATTGGATTTACACCAGATACATTTACCTTAGACGATCTAGTACGTGGTGTATTAGATAGTGGTAAATTAGGTGGTGCAACAACACTTACTGATGTAACAAGTGATGTACAAAGCATAACTATTAATCGTGGTAGATCAAGGGATTTAGACAGCTTTATAACTGGATCGTGTTCGGTACAGTTACTTAATAACGCTAGAAAATACGAAAACACTAATACATCAAGTCCGTATTACCCCGGTATAGAGCCAATGATAGAAATACACGTTGACGCAACAACAGACGGTGGTAGTAATTATGAGGACTTATTTGTTGGTTTTGTAACTGATATTAACCTAACATATCCAGACGCAAACAACTCATTTGCAAACTTTCAAGCGTCAGACGCATTTATGAAGATTGCAAATACTGAACTAATTAACGCAAGTTTTAGTTCTACTGATAGTGGTACGTTAATTGATAATATTTTAGATAACGCAAATGTTAAGTTTGGATCTAATAGAAATATTGAAACAGGCGTATCTACTATGCAAAGTTTAAGTGGTTTATCAGCTAATACATTAAGCGTCTTACAGACCGTAGAACAGTCAGAAAACGGACTATTGTTTATTGCTAAGGACGGTAAGCTAACCTTTAAATCACGTCATACAACGTTCCCTAGTACACCTAGTGCTACGTTTAGTGATGACGGTTCAGATATACCTTACTTAAAAGTAGATTACATAAACGACGATAATGAGATTTATAATATTGTTTCATTAGAACGTATTAGTGGTTCTACACAAACAGTACAAGATACTGGTAGCCAACTTAAATATTTAGTTAGATCATTGTCAAGAACTGGTTTATATAACGATAGCGATACAGAGGTGTTAGCAGCTGCAAACTTTCTACTTGGTAAATTTAAAGACGCATTAATACGTTTTGATAATTTACAAGTTGATCTTACAGAAGCTAGTACAACTAATCAGAACAAAATATTAGCTAGAGATGTAGGCGACGTAGTAAAAGTAGAGTTAACACCACCGGGTAGTGGATCGCCAAGTCAAATAACATCATTAGAAATCATAGATAGTGTTTCATATAGTATTACACCAGATATATTTAGTAGTACATACCAACTATCAAATGCAGATGTACAGGCATTTTTTAGACTAGATAACACGTTATTTGGTATTTTAGACACAGATAAACTAGGTTATTAATGACACACATTAGTAAATATACAGTAGAAAGGATAAACTAAAAATATGGCAAACGGATTTAAGGTATTTTCAACAGGCGAAGTTTTAACAGCAGCAGATGTAAACGATTATCTTATGGAACAATCCATAGGTATATTCGCCAATAGTACAGCTAGGGACGCACAAATAACCAGTCCAATAGAGGGACAATTTTGCTATTTAGCAGACAGTAACGTATTACAGTTTTATAACGGTGCTAGTTGGGCTTCATTTATAGGCGAGGGCGATATAACTGGGGTAACTGTTACAACAGCAGGAACTTCTGGGTTATCTGGTGGTGCAACAGCTTCATCTGGTGCATTTTCATCTACGTTAGTTATCGCACCAAATAGTGCAACATCAGCTACCGTAGCTTCGGCAGATATAGTTTTAATTGGCGACGCTGATGATAGCAACGCCGTAAAGAAAACAACAGTAGCCGATATTGTAGCACTTGCACCAAGTGGTGTTAGTCTAGGTTTAGTATTAGCTTTATCATAGGAAAGGAATAATTTATGGCAGATACACTACATTCAGTTCAAGGTGTCCTTGGAACATCAACAGCAGACATTGTTGACGCAGTTCCGTCATCTACAACAGAAACAGTTATAGGTATTTTAGTATCTAATGTTAGTGGATCAAGTGCAGACGTTACTATTGATCTAAGTGTTATTAAGTCTGGTGGAACATTACGCCACGTTTTAAATGACGTATCATTACCATTTGGTACAACAATAGAGATAACAACAAAGATCGTGCTAGAAACCGGGGATAAACTACAAGGTTTATGTTCAGCAGCTTCTAGTGGGGAATATAACGTATCATTTCTTAGACAAACCTAAAGGATCAATATGTCCTA